TCGGAGTGTGGCGCAGTCTGGTAGCGCACCTGGTTTGGGACCAGGGGGTCCAAGGTTCGAATCCTTGTACTCCGACCAAGAGCCTCGCCTTTAATCAACGGCGTATAATAGGATAAATTGTTGATAGTCCGTTGCCCGGACTTTAAACTCGGCAACTAATTTTGAGGTGCTATGAATACAGTAATTGTCCAGAACGAGCTATGTAAGACATATAATTTTGAGTCTTTCATAACGGCTGAAGATACCAATTCTGCTATAAGCAATATTAATACAATTATCGACGGCGGTAATTACTTTAAGAATAGTCCTCCATTTCAGACAAGTGTGAACTTGTTTGGGTTACAAGAAGCACACTGGTTAAAATATAGAATGACATTCCTAACCAGCGTGTTCATGTACTTAGGTCAAGAAGCTCAAGTCGCTAACATGATGGCTTGGAGTTTTAAGACTAACAACAGCACAGTTGAAGACAGAGAGAAGTATTGGCATCATCATGACAAGCATAGTGGACGCAGTCTAAGCGGCATTATGTATTTGCAAATTCCAGATGATGTTAAAGATTTTGATACTTGCGGTACAGAAATGGCACCTAACGGTCCACAAGCTGACGGCAAGTTTTTTATTCGCCCAAGTTACTATACTTGGATGATATATCCGAGTGCGGTTTGGCATAGGCCAGGCATTGTACAAAGCGACAAATGGCGCTACATACTAGCGGCGGATATAGATATTTTATAGCGGGTAGGGTGGCCACCACTCCAGTCTCATAAGCTCGGAGCATCGGCAGTTCGAATCTGTCACCCGCATCCAAACATGTGCTAGTTCATTTAACTAGCTGGTGGAAAGTCACATAACCATGTGGCCCCAATTTAGGATACATACAGCAAACTACATCAAACGATGTGTCGTTGGTTCGATTCCAACATTAGGCTTCATGCCTGATTAGCTCAATTGGTAGAGCATTCGTCAAGAATGTATCCTGTTATTATACAATGCCAGCGAGACTTGGTAGTCAGAGAGGTCTTATACACCTTTTAGCGCCAGATTAGCGTTCTTGAGAGAGTTCGATCCTCTCCGCTGGTACCAATTAAAGATTGTTGATAAAGCGTAATGCTTTGTTGACGTCTGTGAAGTAGCGTATTGTAAAATCGCAATCATAGATATCTTGAACCATAACACAGCACACACCTTCGTACAAACAAAGATGAAAGTGTAAACCCTGCGGTGTTATGCTGTCGTAAGTCTTCACAATGTATTTACTCAAAAGAGTAGACACAAGTGTTAGAATGCGTTATAATAATACTTTAAACGGAACATACAATGAAAATTACTACAATTACACTTAGCCGTGGCCCTGGAATTGATACAGAGAAATGCGTTGAGAATGTAGGAATGAGTCGCTTTGATCTAGTTCTAATTGCGGCAGCAAGAGCAAGAGAAATCAAGCGACAGCATAAAGATAATCCGTATGCGTCCTTTGGACAAGTACACACAGTTGTAACTGCCCTTGAAGAAATTCAAGCAGGTACAGTTGATCCAATTACTTACTTGAAGAAAGTAAGATAAGAATAGCGGGTCTTTAGCTCAGTTGGTAGAGCGTCTGCCTTACACGCAGAATGTCATCAGTTCGAACCTGGTAGGACCCACCATTTTATGCACAGGTGGCAGAGTGGCCCAATGCAACGGATTGCAAATCCGTAAAACCGTGAGTTCAAATCTCACCCTGTGCTCCAAACAGTTTACTCAAAAGAGTAGACACAATGAAGTAAATGTATTATAATAGATACATAGCAAGCAGAGATGCTTGTAGAAAGTTTTAGGATCGGTACAGCACATTCATATATACTATGGATCGTTGGACCCTATGGTAGTCTATTGGAGCAGAAGGGCTTGCCCGGAAGCGTTGAAGGTAGCTATTGAAATAGACCAACAAGCTCAGAGTGATGGCCTGAGTAAAATAAAAGCAGTCAACAACGATCCTGTTGAATTGGATGATTACAGCAATTTAAACTATACTACGAACTGCCATAATAACTTCCGAAAGGAACTAAAAGGCTAGTGCTAGTAGAATACTAGATAGTGCTTGTAGAAACAAGATAGGTTCTAACGCAGAATGTGTTAGATAGACTTGCGGGGCTTGAACCGATATACTGGGGATGGGGGCAAGTCGAAAAACTTTAACTGTCCCGCTCATCCTGTTAATAGGTTATTGACAGCAAACATTTTTAATTGTAACCTGAGAGAACACACATGAACACTTTTGTAAACGCAGTAGCAAATCAAGAAGCTCGCACAGCGAACGGTATGAAAGCCCGTAAGTCAACAGCTAAGGCTACAGTTGACCTGTTCTATAACATTGGCGCAAGCCGTGGTAAGGACATTGTACCCGCATTCACTGCGGCGTATGTAGAAGACAAGGATCTAGCATTACGAATCGCCCTATGGGCCCGTGATGCTCGAGGTGGTGCAGGAGAGCGTGAGCTTTTCCGTAGCATCTTGAAGCACCTAGAAAAGACCGACAAAGACGCCGCAAGCGCAATGTTGGCAAAGGTGCCTGAACTTGGCCGTTGGGACGACATCTTTGTCTTTAGTGACAAAGCTCTGAAGACTCAAGCATACAC